CCCAAACTCCATGAACCAGAACTACTTTTTTTTCAACTTGAACCTTGGTGGCGTAGACCTTCTGGCGCTGCGAGTAGTTCAAGTTGTCAAAAAAGTAGTTCTGGTTCATGGAGTTTGGGATCTCCTTGACCACGCCGTTGTACAGCAGAAACCTATCCACGCCAACCCAATAGTAAATGCCGTCATACTCAATTACAGACTGGCTGGACAGCATTGAAGACTGGCTGGAGATGATGTCGTAGCGCCAAAAAGTAGGGGCCGAGAAGTTTGGCGTCCCGCCGATACCCAAACTCGTTGGGGCAAAGGACACACGGATCAGGCTGTCAAGGCTCCAGAACAGGCCAGAAGGGGCGTTTGAGCCACCCCTGACAGGAAAGCCTTGGACAATCTTGCCAGTGGACATGTTCACGGCGTTGGCCTCAGCAGAGACCCAATCGTCCAGATTTCCAGTTGCACAGTTGCGGATCAAGCCATCGTTGCCGTAAACAAAAACGTAGGGGTGCAGCGACACCATACCACCCGACACTGAGACTTCATTGTCAAAAGTCAACGTAGCCGTGGCGGCTGTGGCCGTGGCGTTCTTGGTGAGTACCAAAGCGGCAAGGGATATGGACAGCACACGGGTGTCCGCAGGGATGCCCGGTCCAGTGACCACTTGATTGACGCCAATGTTGAGGTTTGACGCGGTGAGTGTCACATTGGGTGACCCACTGGTTGTCGCGCCCGTTTGGGTAAAAACACCAACAGGATTTAAATTGGTTGAGTTGATTGGGCCAGCCAATACAGGAGTGTTGGCTTCGTTGTCAATGTCACTTAGATCACGCGATGGATGAGCAAGCAGAAGATTATTGCCAGAACCTGAGGAGTCGGTGAAGGTGTCAAACTGCCACAAGTTTTCATCTGATGGCACAAACGCCGAAGTAATGGTCTGTACTTGCACAGAAAAACCAGCCCCCGTCCCGCCAAGTTGAGCAGCCGTTGCGGTGAGCTTCTCGTATTGGCTGTATCCAAATCCACCACCAGTGACAGTTACAGAGGTCACAGCACCACCAGAAACAACGATTGTGGCCGACATGCCAGAGCCAGATCCAGTCGTTACATAAGACAAAGCCACAGCGGTGTAGGTGGCGTTCACATACCCGCTTCCACCCACGATTGCGTTCACGGCTGTTACAGCGCCGCCAAAGGTGTAGTCAGTGATGCCTGAGCCAGTCCCGTTGGCATCAACTGGCACAACTTGCAGACCATCGGCGTGGCCGTTGTAGATGTTGTTGAAGTTGCTCCGAGGAACCACGAAAATGCCCCGTGAGGGGCCTGCAAGGGAATCGGTAATCTGACGGTAGCCGCCCATCTTGCGGGGGCGTCCGCGCTGAAACCTGACCCACTGACCGTCGACATACACCTCTTTGTCAAACAAAGTTCCGTCCCGCTGGATTCCGGGTTTTGTGTCGAGGGCAAAAACCTTTTTGGTCATTAAAAAGCTCCGCCAGAAACGCCTGTGGTGAAGTTTCCAGATCCAGTGACGCTGACTCCAGTCGCTGTGACATCCAAAACAAGATTGCCAAGAACTGAAACGCCAAAACGGCCAGCGCCGGGTCGGTAGACGCCAGTGTTGGATTCTGAGCCAAAGTTCAACGATGGTGATGCGGCAGAGCCATTTACCAAACTGATTGCCGTGCCGCCAGCTTGAGTGGTGTTGGCGTTCAGGATGTTTGTGGCATCGCAAATCAAGGTGGCCTGACCCGAGGCTGGTACTGTGGCGGTGCTTCCCCCAACAATCCCCGTGGAAATAGTCAGGGTAAAACCACCAGCGCTGGTCTGGTTGGACACAACATACAGGTTAACAACTGGAGGAACGATGACGGTGACATTCCCTGTCAGGGTGCCGGTGTAGATCTGAATTGTGTTTGCCGCTTCGCTGGCCGTCAGGGTGTAAGTGCCCGAGACGACAGGCTTGGTCAGAACGCCAAACTCAAACTGCGTACTGACGCCGTAGCCGACCGTGACGTACTGCGTACCAGTCGAAACAATAAAAGCTGACTCGCCGGGAGCAAAAGCCTTGGTAACTGCGCCGTCAATAAGCTGGCTGCTCGTGGTCCCAATCGTGATAGTCCCAGTCCCGTTGTTCTTGAACATGACGAACCAGTTATCGCCAGTGGTTGTAGCCAAAGGCAGCGTGGCCGTGGTTGTGCCACCCGACCAGATCATGGTCTTGGCGCGGTCTGTGGTCAGGAATGTGTACGCAGCCGTTATAGAACCCGATGGGTGGCTTTGATTCAGCGTGGAGGAGGAAGCCAGCAAACCAGCGCCAGCAAGGCTTGCAGCGTCCGCTGAGGAGGTTCCAGTGCCAAAGGCAATGTTGCCCCATGTGCCCTGTTCGGTGGCGTTGGTCTTGATGTAAACATACTTGGCTTCATTGGCCGCAATCGTGATGATCGTGCCAACGCCGTCAAAGGTTTTGACGGTGAAGCTGTTGGCTCCCACATTGCGAATCAAAGCATCGTTGCCTACCGAGGTTTGATTGGCTGGAGGCATGAACAAGGACAGGCCAGCGCTTGAAGCGGTGACATCCATAATTCGGGCGGCGTAATCATCCGTGGCGTTGCCATTGATCGGCCATTCCAACTGGGTGTTGGCCGCAAGGGTGATGGAACGGTACGAAACGTCCGTTGGCTGGATGACGTTGCCTGTGAAGGGGCTGTTGTAACTCATGATTTATCCTTAGCTGTCAACGGCAATGGCCTGACGGTCTGCCACACGAAGTCGGTCTTCTGCCACCAAAACGTCCATGGACTGCTGGTACAGGGCTTGCCACAACTGCACGCGCTCATCGTTCTTCAAGAACGGCATGGCCTGAAGCAGTGTGCCGTACAGAAGAGCCTGCGGAGCGTATACGGTGAACCAGTTGGTTTGGTTGGAGGAGTCCAACGGCTGGAGGCGCTCGTAGTAGAGAACCTCAAAAACGTAGTCAGCGCTCGGGGTCGGGGCGACCATCCAGTGGGTGTAGTCGTAGTCGCAGTAAAACTTGGGCACGCCCGTAGTTGTTGGTTCGGGCCAGTACTCACGAAGGTACTCGTACTTGCGAAGCAGCACTGGCTGGCGCTTGCCTGCTACGGTGATGTTCATGGACACTGTTTTGTGCCACCGTGCTGGCTTGTCAATCACATTGGCGCTTGTCGTCATGGTGCTGCCCTGCACCGTCAGGTTGCCCAAAAACTTGATCTGCGCAGCAATAGTCTGCTCCGCCAGCATGATAAAAAGTGGGATCTTTTCGAGGGTAGCCGTGTCTGTGCGCTCCAGATAGGACTGGACGTTCTCGACCAATGAATCGTAGGTCATTACACTGGCAGTCGTCATTCTGGGCACCCTTCGTTTGTTGAGTGAATTGTAAGTTCACGCAGTGGCATACTTCATTTTCCCACGTATCAGGCGAAAGGTCGAGTACCTGCCTTGTCAATGATGAGCGCCTGCCTACGTGGGGTCCCGTCTGGCGTGTTTGGCACGCTGATATGCGTCCAAGCATCAAACTCACGGATGATCTGATCATAGGGTAAACCCGAGGCTATCACTGCCCTGACCACGGCATCAGGCGTCATTCCGGGAACACGGATGTCCGCAGCGCAGCCAATTCGATGCTGGCTCGTGTCTTTGGAGCCTACGCTGTCATTGACCTGCTTTGATCTGAACCCAGAGTTAATCATGATCGGCTTGCCGTCCAGCGTCTCCTTGACCTGCTCCAAGAACTCGGCAAGTCGTTGGAGGTTGGCGGTCTCAGCTTCGTTTGGCGTGTTGTCAAACTGCCTGTGGCTGGTAGCGGTCAGTTCCGCTAATGAAAAATGAGGTGTCATTTCACTGGCCCCGCCTTAGAAAGCAAATCCGTCTTGGCTTGTGAGCCAGCGCTTGAGCCAAAGTAATACGCGATGATTCCCGTCCACGCCGTGCCAAGTGAGCCAAGCATCATCAAGATGGCAGGGTTGGCGCTGTCCACTTTACCAATGAACATCATCACCATAATCCCAAAAAAGCCCACTGTGACCGTACCAGCGAGTATTGGTGGCATCAGGCTGCGGGTGGTAGCCTGCATCTCTCGCGCAGACTTCCTGTCCTCAACCTCCAGCTTTTCAAAGTTCAGGCCAAGCTCCTGCGCTTGCTTCTGAAGCTCAATCTCAGCAATCTTGACTTGAGCAATCTGTTCTGCTGACAACTTGTTGTTGGAGATCAGGTCGCCCACCTTGTCGGGGTCTACGCCGATAGCTTTTGAGATGGCCGACACAGCCATCCCCGCCAGTGGTCCACCCATCGCCGTGGCGATTGTTGGTGCAATTTGTTTTAGCCAGTCCATTACTGTTTACTCCTTGAAAGCATTGTTGCTGCAATTTGAAGCATGGCGCGGGTGCTGTCCATGTCTTCAGGCTGAGTCGCCCATCCAACTGTGATCTGCCCGACAAACCTGCCCGGCTCTGGTGGGACACTGATACGGCATGTGTACGCAACACCTCTTGCGATGTACCACAAGCCCATTTCTGACTGCGCTGACTTGTATTCTCCACATGGGATCTCGTTTGCCATCAACTTGACCACATCAGAGTTGTTGGCTGAGTTCTGCGTAAACAGCCCGACATCCAATCCATCATTGGTTTTGTCCCTGCCGTTTTTCCCATATGCCCGATACAACACCCTTGTGCCAAACATGCTGTTGACCTTGAAGATCGCCACCACCAGAGCACCCGACTGCTTGAACAGGTGCGCCGCTGCGTCCTCCACACGGTCTTCAGCAATGCTTGGAATCTTCTTTGACTCCTTGTACGCGCCAATCAGCAGCTCTTGGTTCTGCCAGAAAAAGTACCCAGAGAACGCAAACACCGCCATGAGTATCAGCGCGAACAGCTTAAACGGGCTATCCACATAGGACAGCACTTTGTCAATGATACTTAGCTGCTCTTTACTCACAATCAGCACTTCCCGCCGCACTGCTCAAAGATGCCAAAGACAAAGTACAAGATCACCCCCAGCATGGCGGTGAACACCGTGCCCAGCAAAGCCAACTCAATAATTTCGTCGATCTCTTTTTTGCGCCTTGAAGCAATTTCTTTTTCTCGCCTAGCATCATGGGCAGCTTCAACATCTAACGCTGCTGCTCTGGACTTGATTCGGGTCCACACGTCTATCTTGCCGCTCTGCATAAACAAGAGCTGTAGCTCATCTTCAAAACGCTTTGCTTGATCGAGAGCCATCTCAATCTGGATGGCTGTGCCCATGCTGGACTTGGATTTCTTGGCTTCAACAACGGCCTTGGTGGCCGTGGACTTGGCATCAAAGTACTTCCCAAGTACAGGGCCAAGGGAGGAAACGTCATCGACGGTCTTGCTGACCTTTTTAATTAAGGCAACAGCGGCCTGTATCCCGGCAAGGGCTGTTAGAGGGTCTATCATGACCGGCCTTTAAATTTTTACAATTTCGTTGCTACTTTGACCCGTGAACAAAATTGGCAAGATAGCCTATAACGGAAGAGATGGCAGAGACCATGACCATCCCAGCCCAAAAGCCTCCACGCCCCTGATTGGCAAGACCAACCAACTGCTCAAGTTGGCTCTCCATCTTGTCCATCTTTCTTGCCATCTCGTCAAAGCGGCGCTCATAGTCTTCGACTTTTTGCCACAGCACGCCATATTTAACTGGGTCAATTTCGAGAGCCATGGTCAGTCCTTAAAGATTCTGAGCTTCTAAAACTTTGTTCAATTGCTCAAGATTTGCTTGGGTGTATTTTTGATACGTCAATTTTAAATCAGAAGGCATTGGTACGGCAACAACAGGGCCACCAACCTCTTCAGCCACCGACAGAAACGATCTGGCAATACCTGTGCCCACATTCCAGATGCCTGACTGGAACACGTTGAAGAACGCCTTGTGTACGTCAATAACCGTCTGCACGGGCACAAAGTCACGCCTAAAGTCAGCGCTGCCCTCAAAAATCTGGATCGCTCCTGTTTTGGCCTGTTCCTTGAACTTATGGAACGGGGATGCCTGATCACCCTTGTGGTCTTCATGGGGGCCGTAGACGTTGAAGTACCTGAACAACTGCACGGGTGAGGTCGGCGTCAGCTCATGGAAATACTGCTCTACCAGCGCTTTTGACCACGCATACATGTTGGACGGGGCTACAGGGTCAGACTCCTTGAACGTGGTGTTCTCTGGGCCGTAGACCGAGGCTGATGAGGCAATCTGTAGAGGGATCTCATACGTCTGGCAGCGGTCTATCAGAGTGGTGGTGAAGTCTACGTTCTGTTCTTTGAGTGCAGGCCAGTCTTGGCAGCGGGTGTCTGAGATAGCGCCAAGGTGGATGACCAGATCCAGACCAGACAGGTTGTAGTCAGGCTCACCCCACTCATAGAGCGACAGCTTGTGATCGGCCAAGGCCTTGACCATGTTCTGCCCAATGAAGCCTTTGTAGCCCGTAATCAGGATACGCATACCGTCCCCATGTAGGTGCAGGACTTGGCGGCTTTCTCGTTGGCAAACCGTATGGCGGCGTTCATGTCTTGAGTCTCAAGGTGCTTGGCAACCAGAGCGGCCAAGAACACATCTCCAGCCCCGCAGACATCGACCACTTCAGTTGCTGGCGCAGGGTGCAGTTGCTTGAGATACCCAGCGCCCTTGGCTCCGTAGGTCACGATCAACATCTCTTGGTCTGGCAGGGAGGTGGACTCAAACAGTTCCCGCTCGTTGATCTTGATGTAGATGTTGGCAAAGTCGCCCAGATTTGGCTTCTTGGTGTCCATGTAGATCGGCCCTTGAAACGCCGCCCTGATAGCGTGAATGACCTCATCTGTAATGAAGCCCTTGTTGTAGTCTGAGATCACGATGGCGTCATAGTCGTAGGTAGCGT